GCACTCTCCATCGCGTCGCCGAACGCCTTCATTTGCGTTCCCAAGACTTGCCCTGATTGTTTCATCCAGTCGAGCAGGGGCCCGGAAGCCGCCTTGACGGCTTCTAACTGCGAAGCCATGGCAGCCGTCGCGGTATCCTGCATCTTCTGCATCTGCGGCTTCAAAGCCTCTTCGTACGCCTGAATGTTCTTCACATGCTCAGCCATAGCAGCCTCGATTGCCGCCTTAGACTTTTGCAAGTTCTCAAACACGGCCGGGTCGATAGTCGGCACCTGCTGCGCAAACTTCGTCATCCACTCGGTGTGAGGAGCAATCGCTCGTTGCAGCTTCCCGTAGAATTGACGCTGCTGCTCCATCATGTCGCTGAATATTTTTTGATCCATCTGGGTCGCCTCCTCATGCTTCCGCGCGGCGCAATCTACGCCGACTGCGATCGGGTGGCGAGGGACAGGTAGGCCGATCACGGATCAAAAGCCGATGCCCTTCAGTCCGCTCTTAGTCCACTTTTCTGCTTCGCGCACGTACACCGCGACCATGGCAGAGGACTTGTGGCGCGCGTGCTGCTGTAGACGATAGCTGGGTATATCCATGGCTGCGCCCGACGTGACGTAGCCCGCCCGCATGGAATGACCGGAGAACCGAGCCACGAGCTCGTGAGCTTCAGCTTTGGTCTTGCCACGCAACCGGAGCAATGCGTGCAGGCGCGATTTGACGATGCGCGCGACGCTGCGATCGGTCAGCCGGCCTTCGCCGATGATCTGGCGCTGGTTGACCGGACGGAACACAGGCTGCCCTGGATCCAGCTTCGCCACGTCCGCCCATGCCTCGAGGGCGGCGCAGGCGGTCGGCATGTCGGCTGAAGGGATGACAACCGTCACAGCTTCGGCCTGTGAGGACTTCGACTGCGCCAGCGTCACGACGACGCCGCGCTCGTCCACAATCACGAAGCCGGTGCCATCGCCGAGCTTCTGCCAATCGAGGCCGACGAGCTCGGAGCGCCGCAAGGCTGCAGCCCAGCCAACGGAGAGCAGAGCCGCGTCCCGAGCATCCGCAGGAATGTCGAGGCGCAGGCCGCGCAACAAATCCCGCAGATCGATCGAGACGAGTGGGCGTGCCGCGCGATCGACTTCCGTCTTCGCCTTGGCGTTGGAGATGCCACGCCAGGTCTCTGCAATGAGGGGGTGCTTGCGGTCGAAGGGGAAGCCGGCCGTGCGATGGGCGACAATCACGGCCGAGAGGTACTGATTGATGGTGCGCCGGGCGCGCGGGGGCCCTTGATCGCCATCGGCTAAGGCGGTCATCCAGGCGGCGAGTGTTTCGGGAAGTGCGGGAAGGGGTTGCCGGCCGTTGGCTTTGCACCAGGCGATGAAGAAAGCCCAGGCTCGAGCGTAGGCCTCGCGTGTGCGCTTAGCGCGCGCCACCGCCATGTAGGACTTGGCACCAGCAACGAGATGTGCGGGGAGGGGCGTCTCGGAAACGGGAACGAGCTGGGCGGTTTTCTCGCTCATGCTACCACGTCCTATAACGTTACTTAGCGGACATAAATTTAGCGCTTTGTTCTCCCCTTTTCAAGGCCTGTGTGCAATGGCTAAGGCGCTAAGATTCGGAGGCATTGCGCTAAGCATGGAGGACCGCCGTGGCTCGTTCAGCAGTCGATGATGCAAGGGCGATCATGCGGATGCTGGTCGGAAAGGGTGTCCACCTTGGACAGCCCTATAAGAACCCGACGCTAATCGAGAACGCCCTCTGGTTAGGCATAGAGGGTCCCGACTTTGATAGCGCCCTCATCTATGCCAGTGAGCAAGGGTGGATCGAAAATGGCCCGGAGGACACGACGATCTTGACTGCAGCCGGTTACGCAGCCGGCGGGGGCACTTGATGCCAAAGGGTCCTAATGGCCAGAAGCGCAGCACCTGTCCGGCGGGCTGCAAGGCCGCAGACCCCATGCAGACCGTTTTCCCAGTGGACCAGCTTGCCGATGCGGGCGCCACGGGTACTTGGCTTCGCTTGATCGCGATCCGCTGCACACACTGTGGGTGCGTTTACACGGGAAGCGGCGCGGCGAGGACGATTAGGGGATGGTACGACGGCATGAACTCAGGATGGACCGCGGTCCACGCCTAAAGGCCCCTAAGGGTCAGAGGAGCCGACGTGATTGGCCTTAGGCGCGGCCGAGCTTCGGATACTCGATCACGCGGTTGAAGTTGCTCGCGCCCGCCCTCACCGGTTCCGCAAACGTCAGCGCAATGGCATCCCACTCGTGTCCGAAGCTCGTGTTCACTCTACGTTCAGGGACCTGTGCTTAATTCCCGCACGCCACGATTGCGTTGCCCAAATAGTGTGAGGGTCTGCTTGGTTGGCCGACGGGTGATCAAAGGCCGGGGGCGGAGCGATAATGCCCTGAGGCTCCTCGCCAGATGGTTCCTGGTGCTCATCGGGGCCGTGGCGTACCACCAGTATAGCCAGGACAATCACTACCAGGAGCAGCTGCGCGCTGCTTGCGCCGCAAAAGGCGGCAAGATCACGCTCACCAACCTCTGCATCAATGTGAAGCCAATAATGACGGGACTGACCCCGCGCTCTCGTTTGCCACGCCACTCGTGGCCAATGCGATAGCGAAGGCGGATTGGAAATTCACCGGGTCAGGCGCCCCGCCGCTTCGGCGGCTCTTCCACCGTCCAGCCGTTCGCCATCAGCATATAAAGCTTGTCCCACGGGTCATCAAAAGGACCGGCGTTGGCGTCCATCTCCACGTCCAACACCATGCGATCGCCGTTGACGGGGAATGGGGCGACCATCCGAACGATCTCGCTCATACCATCCATCCAAATTTACCGAGGGGCGACGCCGGCTGCGCCCTCCACGGATCTACGAACGTTCTTTCAGGGTTCACAGGCTCTGCGAAAGTCAGCGCGACTGCATCCCATTCGTCAGGAGACCGCATGCCGCGCTTCCTGATGTCGTCTTTGCTCTCCAGAAGAACGCGCGTGAGGCTATCGTACTTGTAGGACGGCGCGCAGGCGTCGGCTTGCAGGCTGTCGCTGTCGGGAATGTCGGCCCCGCCCACGGCATCGAGCCATTCTTTTGACTCGCCCCACATCTCAGCCCGCCGGTTCCTGTAGCCGCCTCGTGGCTTGCCGCTTTCATCCCTTGGCTGCGGCTCAAATGGTTCGGAGCCGAAGTTGATGGCCCGGAACACGTCGCCATAGCCTATCTCGTCAAGTCGATCACAAATCCCAATGCCGCCGCCACCCACGTCGATAAAAACACGAGCGGGCTTCTCGGCATCGATCACCTGCTTGAGCCAGCCGACCTGCTCCATCGTGCTGAGGCCTTGGCGACTTTCGATCTTGAGCACCTTGCGCCCCCGGCGCCACGCCATGGAGGCGCGATCCTTGCCCTTCCAATTCGGGTCATAGCCGATAACCAAAGGACCGCTAGGCTCAAGGTTCGCCTTGCGCGCCTTCAAAACGGATGCTGCGGGGATGAAGGAGTCATGACCGCTTGTCTGGAAACTCTCCGGCGCGCAACTTGGATATTCCTGTTTAAATAAAAGCGGATCCTTGAGCTCAGCGATCTTGTTATGGCGCCAAGCCATCTGCTCCATGTCGAGACTGTGCGCCTCCATGTAGGCAAGTCCTTCGTCGTCGAGCGTGAACCCAACGGGCACCGAACGGCGGTACTCCGGGGACCAAAACCAAGGAATGAACACGGCGATATAGTCGCCTATCCCAGCTTCAGCGCGTTGCCAGCGCTCATGGAACTCTCCCCCCAGGCCGTTCGCCGTGGATTCCAGAATGAGCTCTGTCCCCGGCAAATCAGGTACGGCCTGCACGACGCCCGCGAAGTGGGTCGCCGCGTTGGGCCAGAACGCCACCTCACTTCCATGCATCAGTTGGATCGTTTGCGAGCGGCCAACAGCCTTGGTGCCGGCGGTGCCGACCGCATAACCGGATTCCGTCTTGTTGAACCAAAGCTCCTTGGCATTTGACGCGCCCGTGCTCGGCTTGACGACGGCGGGACAATGGTCGTGAAAGCGCTCGACCATTGAGAACAGGTTGTTCGTGGCATCCTGCTCGTGGGTGAGGACGAAGCAGCGGAGCCCCTTTCCGTGCGTGGTCTTCCAATAGAACCGGCCGCCGATATAGGTGGAGATTCCCTGCTGCCGCCCCTTAAGCACGAGAGCGCGGACCTTGCCAGTCCTGGCCCGCTGTTCCTCGAGCCTTTCGTGCAGGTATTGCTGCGCTCGATTGAGCTGCAAAGGCAAGACATCGCCGGTCTTGGTTCTGATTTTGAGGCAACCCGACGCGTAAACCGGGAAATCGTCCATCAGCTTCTTGCGCAGGGCGAGCTCTTCAGGGCTAAGCGGTCGAGCCATCGCCATCCCCCGTCAGCTTGCGCAGTTGATCCAGAGCCTCCTCGTGGGGAGTCAGGTCGATCTTCGACCGATCGATAATCAGTCCATGCAGCTTTGCTAGGCCCATGCTCGCCGATACGGCCGCCGAGGCCTGGTCGTTTGCCCGGGCGAGAGCACGGTCCTCCTTGAGCATTGCGGTGATGGTGTCGACGGTCACATCGTGGCGTTTGGCGTGCTTCGCCTGCAGCTCCGACACCCTTAGGGTAAGCTTAGGGTTTGCCAGAAGACGCGACGCTTCGACTTCAATGGCCGCCTGAGACATCTTTTCCGCTGCGTAAGCGCGCCTGTAGGCCTCGCTGCCATTGCATGTCTCGACATAGGCCTGTGCGAACGCTTGCTGCTTGGGCGTGAGCTTTTTGGTCGGGTCCCCCATCCCTACGGTTCTCCATCGCCAGTCATATGTGGGCAGTCCTTATGCGGTTCTGAATTCTGGTTTGCGTGGCGCGGGGGCGATGAACCGGACAATCGCGACAAACTCGTCCTCCGAGGCGTCCACCGCCGACGACATGGCTTCCGCTACCCGGTCAGCATCGGGCAATCGGACTTCGGCAGAGAGTGAGTTCGCTTCTGGATGGCAGGTCACAGCGAGCACGCCTTCCATTGCGCCGATGATCTTGCGCAGGCACGGCAATCTTGGTCGGAGGCTCTCACACAGGCGCAACATGATGGTCTGCGATGTTGGCGGCTCGATCACCTCCCGCGCCAATTCGTGCAGGACGATGCGCGCCATGACCTTTGGGGCGCCTGATGCTGAGCTGACAACATTGGCCCACCCGCGCCTCGTCTCACCCGCGGCGTTCTTGTAGCTGACGCGCACGCCGCCGCTTTCAGGCCAGTAGAGCCCATTGATGGTTTCGCCGTTCAGATCGATGCTGACCACGAACGCCGCTTGAAATCCGGCCGACTGCACTATTTCCCCCGTCTCAGCGCGTTGGTGCCGTGGTGGTGCCCAAGCATCCGGCGCAGGTGAGTCACCCGCTCAACAAAGCCGACAGGAGGGCCTTTTCCCTGCTGGGCGGCTGGCGCGCTGCGCATCGGCCCTTTGACGCTGGCCTCGGTGGACGTGGGACCTATCAACGCATTCTGAGACGGTGTCTGCGGCATGCCGGTTCCGCTATAAGCCGGCGGCGGCGCGGTCGTGGTATGCGGAGTTCGCCCGTGGGGCGCCGTTGACAGGTGCATCGGCGGCGGGGGTCTGTGGCGCAGGGCGTTCATGGTGCTGTCCTTTCAGTTCAGCGAGCGGCGGGCCGCTCGCCAACTCCCACACCTTGATGGTCTTGTCAGCGCTGCCGGAGATCACCTGCTGGGCGTCTGGCGTCACGGCGACGGAACTGACCCAATGCGGATACCCCGAGAACGTCCGCAGCGATCGGTCATTTAACAGCCGCCAGATGGGTATACCCGGCACGAGTGCCGAGTAGGCTCCGCCGCCCGTCGCCGCGGTTGCCGCAACGCCGCCGGCGAACGCCTTGATCAGGCCGCGTCGGGTGAAGCGGCCCCCTTTCAGCTCCCGGAGGCGGCCGCGAGCCGTGATTCGATCGAGTGACATTACTTGGCAGTGGCGGAACCGACGCGATGGCGTCGGTTTGTCGAAGAGGCCCATGCGGCAGTTCCGGGAGCGCTCGACAGTTATTGACCGAGCTTTGGCGGGAATTTTGGATCAGATCGACGGCGCGGCGGCGATCGTCACTGCCAAGTGCGGCGTGGTCGCTATGAATCCGAAGGCTGAGGCCATGGTACGCATGGGGACAATTCTGCAAGTCAGACGGAGTTGGTCGCCTTGGTTGCGAGCTTGACGCCTAGATTGCGGCTTGATGACAAAAGGCAATGCGATGACACTACGTCTTAGCTCGATGGGACTGCTCGGATTCTGAAAGTCTGCTTAGGGTCAAAGACTGACGTGGTAGGGGTGGCAGTGTCACGACAGCTTCACCCCACTTAGGGGACCAACGCTAAAGGTGGTTCTCAACGTCTGCGTGGGGCCAGCTTAAGATACCGCGATCCCAGGCTTGGCCGCTTCGTATTAGGCTCGGCATAGGCTCACGAAAGTGTGCCGCGGATACCACTTTGAATTTTCGCAGCATTATTCATTTAGACCAACAGACCGAAAATTCTGTTGGCCAAAAAAACCTATTAAAATCAATAATATCGGCCTTTTCCTAATCTGGGGGTCACAGGTTCAAATCCTGTCGGGGTCGCCACTACCGTCGGTTACGCTCCTTGAGCTGGCGCAGCAGCTAGTGGCGGCGACCTTTCAGCAAGCGTCCTCCTTGCCGAGCCGACCCGGTTCTTGCCGTCCTTCTAGGTGAGCGCGACCGGCTCGACCGCATGCCGCTCAGCCGGGGTAGCTCACGTATTTCAGACACAACTCGTCTGGAGTTGCGTCAACCAACCTGTGGACGCTTCGGATCTTGCGCCTTTTCCTTGGACGAGCACGGCTTTGGCTTTTTATGTTCACAAGTGATTCGGAGCGAACCCGAGGGGGGTGGACATGACAAAGC